CTCTGCGGACATGAACCTCGAGGGACGCAGGCAGACCGAGCTGCGCGGCACGATCATCGCGCCGCCGGACGCCGACCTCATGGCGGGCGACCGCGTGGAGTGGGTCGACTACGGCGGCACGACGCACGCCTTCGTGGCTGGTGAGCCGCGCCACCTCACGTCAATCCCGCAGGTGGCGCACCTGAGCGCCGACCTCTTCGAGTGGAGGGGGTAGAGATGGCACGCAACCGCATCAAGTTCAACAGCGCGGCGTTCCGCGCCATCCTCGTGGGCGAGGGGACGCGGGCGTGCGTCGAGAGCGTGACCAGCGGCATCGCCGCAGGCGTTCCCAACGCACGCACCAACACCATCATCGGCGGGTTCGGCGGCGGGCGCGCCGTGGGCTTCGTGTCCACGACCGCCAAGGACGAGCAGCAGCTTAACGAGCAGCGCGAGGCCCTCGAGGCAGCCGCGCACGGGATGTGATGCCTATGCAGCTCAACGTACCCGTGGACATTGCCGACGTCCTGCAGGCGGCGCTCAACGTGCAGGGTGTCAACGCCTGCGCCGAACCGCTGCCGCGAGACCTCGGCTCGAACCTGCCGCTCACGCTCGCGCAGCCGATGGGTGCTGGCGGGCGCACGGGCGTCGTGGTCGACCGGTTCGCCATGCGCTTCTACACGTGGGACGTGGACGAGCAGTCCGCGCTCGAATCGTCGCGCGCGGCGCTCGCGCACCTGCTCCTGACCGTGGGCGAGCAGGTGGATGGCACGCAGGTCTACCGCATCCAGCCCACGTCGATGCCGTACCCGGCACCAGACCCCGAACACCAAGACCTCGCCCGAGCCTGCTTCACGGCCTACGTCTGGGCGAGGGCAACGACAATCGAAATCTAAGGAGTCCCTATGGGAATCAACGCCAAGCAAGTCCTCGTCGGGCTTGCGGAGCAGTCGGCCACCGCTGGCGCTCTCTCGCGCGGCGCGGTCATGACCACCATCCCCGCAAGCATCGACGCGGCAATCACGGCCATCTCCGGCTTCAACGCGTCCGGCTACATCTCCGAGGACGGCGCGAGCCTGTCCACCACCAAGAGCGTCACCGCAATCCGCGAGTGGAACCGCTCGGCGGTTCGCCGCATCCTCGAGGACTTTGACGGCACGGTGAGCCTGACGCTCATCCAGCTCGACGCCGAGGGCGCGAAGCAGTGCTTCGGCGAGGACAACGTCACCGTCACCGCCGCCACCAGCACCAAGGGGCAGCAGCTGAAGATCGCGCTGGGCGCGACGCTGGACGAGCCGCAGGCGTGGGCGCTGCGCATGAAGGACGGCGACGCCCGCATGCTCGTGCTCATCCCGAACGGCCAGGTCACGAGCGGCGTGGACATCACGTTCGTGGCCAATCAGGCCATCCAGCTCCCCGTCACCGTCAGCGCCAACGACGACGGCACGGGACACTCCATCTACATCTTCACCGACGATGGCGTGACCGCCGCTTAGGAGCCCACATGGAAGTCAAGTCCGTAAACCTCTCCGGCGACGTCAAGTGTCTGGCGGTCAGCGTCCCCGGCTCCGACGAGCCGGTCATGGTACCGCTGTTCTCCCAACTGCCGCGCAGGCAGGCGCGCAAGATTAACGACGACATGCAGAAGGACGCCGACGGAACCCTCGACGCGTTCTTCCGCGAGTACCTCGGCGACATGGTGGACGAGATGTCGCTCGCCAAGTGGAACGAGCTTGTGCGCGCGTGGACGTCCACCTCTGAGGAGGACGCCGGGGCTTCTCTGGGGGAATAGCGGAGCTGTACCAGCTCATCGAGGAACATGGTGCAGCCCTCGAGTACGACCTCCTCACTTTGACTGGATACCAACTACGCGACATCGGAGGGGCGCTCTCGCTGGGGGCGCTCCTCCATTTTGTCATGTACCTGCCGCGCACGAGCGCACTCAGCCGCGAGCTGGAGCCTACCACCGACATCGAGAAGTGGGCAGACGGGACGGTCGTAGCCCCGATGCTCGCAGACCTCATCGACATGGTCGGGAGCCTAGGTGCCGCGCTCCTCGCAAAGGGGACGGGGCGCATGCCGAGGCACGTCGCACCGTACAAGCGACCGTGGGGCGACGGCGGCGACTGGAAGCTGGGCGGCAAGGACAGCGCCATCCCCATCGCGGACTTCGAGCAGTGGTGGGGCAGCAAGGAGGTGAGCGACGATGCCCAAGGGTAACGAGATAGCGCAGGCGTACATCTCCATCATCCCCGAGATGTCGGGCATCCAAGGAAAGATAGCCAAGGAGCTGAACGCCGACGTGGTCGGCCAGAGCGAGGGCAAGAAGCTGGGCGGCGGCGTGCTGTCCGGCTTCGGCTCCGTCGCGGGCAGGGTCGCGGCGGCTGTGGGCAAGGCGGCACTGGCAGGCACCGCAGCGGCGGCAACGGGAATCGCCGCGCTGACCAAGTCCGCCTTGGACGGCTTCTCGCAGTACGAGCAGCTCGCGGGCGGCGCGAAGCAGATATTCGACCAGATGGACTTCGGGCGCATCTCGAGCGACGCCCAGAACGCTTACAGGACGATGGGCATGAGCGCGAACGAGTACCTCGAGTCCATCAACCAGGTGGGCGCGGCGTTCGCCGCCACGATGGGCGACGAGGCGGGCTACGAGACGGCCAAGCGCGGCATGCAGGCCATATCCGACTACGCGAGCGGCACTGGACGAGACCTCGGCGAGCTGAACGAGAAGTACCAGATGATCACTCGCTCGACGTCCAGCTACCAGTCCATCGCCGACCAGTTCGCGGGCATCCTGCCAGCCACGTCCGCAGACTTCCTCGAGCAGGCGCAGGCGGCGGGCTTCCTCTCCGGCGAGTACACGAAGCTGACGGAAGTCCCCGTGGCCGAGTACCAGCAGGCCGTCACGCAGATGCTCGAGAAGGGCGTGGACTCGCTCAACCTCACGGGCAACACCGCGCGCGAGGCGACCGAGACCATCAGCGGCAGCGTCGGCATGATGAAGGCGTCGTGGGCGAACTTCGTGACCGAGCTGGGCAAGGACGATGCGGACATAGAGGCGCGCACCTCCGAGCTGGTGGACTCCGCGATAGCCGTTGCCGAGAACGTCATCCCCCGCGTGGGCGAGATACTGACGAGGCTCGGCTCCGAGCTGCCGCGCATGGTGAAGGAGCTGGCCCCGAAGCTGGGCGACGCCATCAAGAGGCTGCTGGACGAGGTGACGGGCGGCGCGTTCTCCAAGGCGCTCGCGGCCATCCAGCCAGCGATGGACAAGGTGGGCAACGCGGCGTCCAAGATGATGAAGCGCTTCGAGCCGCTCGCGCCCGTCGTGAAGGACATCGGCGAGAAGATAGGCACCCTGCTCGTGCAGGCGGTCAACATCGCCGCCGACGCCTTCGACTGGCTCGCTCCTATCGTGGCCACGTTCGCAGAGACGGTGCTGCCGATACTGGACGGCGCTCTGGGCGTTGTCTGCGACGCAATCGACGCCGTGATGCCGCTGCTCGAGCCCATCGGCGAGTTCCTCAGCGGCGCACTGTCCGAGGCCATCGTCGCGGCGGGCGAGTCGTTCGAGGACTTCTCCGAGGACGTGGGCGCGGTGTTCAACTTCCTAAAGGACGGCTTGCAGGCCGTCGCCAACTTCTTCAAGGACAAGTTCGGCTGGATAGCGCAGCTCTTCGGCATCAACGTGGACGAGATATCGAGCGACGCGAGCCGCATGGACGCCAACGTGTCCGCGTCGGCGTCCAACATGGCGAGCAAGGTCGGCAGCAGGTTCTCCGAGATGAACCAAGACGTTGCGAGCAAGGCCAGCAGCGCGGCGTCCACCTCTGAGACGGAGGCGGCGCGCATGGAGCGCGCGTGGGACAGGTCGCTCACTACGAACCTCTACGCGCAGGCCGACACGTGGAACGCCGAGGCGTCGCTGTCCAACCTCTACAACTCGTGGAACGGCAGAACCATCTGGTTCAACACGGGCGGTGGCGGCGGCTTCGGCGGCAGTGGTGGCGGCGGCGCGTTCGCCGCTGGCGCGATCATCCAGAAGCACGCCAACGGCTTCATCGTCGACCGCCCAGGTCGCGGCGTGGACATCACGCGCCACATCGCGGGCGAGTCTGGCGGCGAGGCAATCATCCCGCTCACCAACCGCAGCTACGTCGCGCCGTTCGCCAAGGTCGTGGCCGACTTCGTGAACGAGCGCACGGGCGGCGTGACCGTCACCGGAAACACGTTTGTCGTGCGCAGGGACAGTGACATCCGTGCCGTGGCCATCGCAATCAACCAGCAGGCGGAGCGCGAGAGGAGGGGCAGGCTGTGAGCGAGTACCCCGTGGTTTTCGACAACCATGAGCTGACAGAGCTTTTCGGCGTCGAGTGGCCCGTCTCCCGCACCGTGGCGTCGTGGGAGCCTGACGCGGTGGACGTGCCGGGGCGCAGCGGTGCCGTGTTCGGCGGCACCAAGGCGCAGCCCGTGGACGTGTCCATGCGGCTGTGGACGCTCGCTGACACGCGCGAGCAACGCCAGCAGGCCGTCCGCACGCTGGCCGCGTGGCTGGCGGTAGACGAGCCGCGCCCGCTCTACCTCGGCGACGAGGGCGGGCTGTGGCGCATGGCGATACCAGCGGGCGGCTTCGACGTGGCGGCGTACCTCAACGCCGACAGCATCCCCGTCACGTTCAGGTGCCTCGACCCAATCCTCTACGGCGAGCGGCACCACGTGGACGTGCCGGGCAACGGCAGCGTGACCTTCCTCGTGGGCGGCAGCGCCCCGACGTTCCCGACCATCACGGCATCGGCAGCGCGCGAGGACTCCACGGTCGGCTGGTGGCGGCTCCGCCTCGATGACGGCGACCACCTCGACGCGGACACGGGCGCGCGCGCCGTGCCGGTGAGCGCCGACTGCGAGCGGCGAACCCTCATCGTCAACGACT